ACTGATCGAGCATTTCGGTTGAGCTTCGAGTAGATCAGGAGATCACTGAAGGAGGTAGACTCCACTCCAGTGACGGCACCACGAAGTTGAGAGATGACGACAATGTTGAGCCACCAAGGTCCACCAATACCACTAGCCGCAAGGTAGTTGTTGTACTGGTGATTGTACGGAGTCGTGATGTCAATTTGGCTAGACGAATCTAGCTTCCAGTCAAAGTGCCAGTATTCTCGTGACGTAAGTGGGTCGTAGGCCGTTACCTCGTTCTTCGAGAGGTAGACACGAACGATGCCTCCAATGTTAGCTTGCGAAGACAGAATAAGTCTTAGATCAACATCTCCTACTGCAAATTTGTGAGCTGCTTGCCAGTAGTTCACAGGAGCACTGAGCAATGAGGTAATTGACTCAGATAGAAGTATGGAGTTGACCTGAGACGTACTCTGAATCGTAACCTTCGGAGTACCAGCTTCCATGTATTCGTTGTAGACATACGAAAGCAGGTTCTTCTTCGTGCCGGTAGCATCGAGAGCCATAGGCGCATGCGCCTTAGGCCCATCGTAGCCACCGTTCAGCTTTCCAAGTCCAGTGAAATCAACAGCTTTAGCGGGAGTACCAGGGTCGGATTGTTGGCGACCATGTTGCGCTTCCGCAAGAGCGAGAGTGAAGTCCGACAAGGCCAAGGCAAAAGCCTTGTCCAAGGGGAGACCACTTGCACTGAAGAATCCAGTGTACTGGTGAGCTTGCACGAAGGCCTTGAAGAAGCGATCTTTCTCGTACTTTTCAGCGATTTGGTTGAACATGTACTGACGGTCCGTTGTGCGATAGGTCATAGCTTCTGACCACGGATCGGAGTTGAGGTGCATGCGCGTCTTGATGTAGCGCTGGATGTAGTCCTCGACAGCATTAGCTACACACTCATTGATTCCCTTCCCTTTGACAAAGTCAGGAGACTCGTCGATGGGAGAGATGATGCGTGCAGCTTGAGCGCGAGAAGCAATTCCTCCTTTTGCACAAACTTCGATCTTGACTTGGCCAGGGGGAAGCGTCTTAGCATCGATCGCTATTGCTAGCTTTCGGTTGTTAGGCGCCAACTCCTGGTCGAGCCAGTGTCCGCAAGCATGCATCTTGGCAGTCCGCTTGACTGCTGCCGTGGCTGTAACCGTACGGTCACCTCCACGGACAGTGCACTCGAACTCCTTTCCGACTGATCGGAAAGAAACCTCGGTCTGCAGGCGTTCTTTCGCCGCATATTCGTAGAATTGAGCAACTGCGTTTGCCATTGGTCCTTCGATATCGTCTCTGTCTGTAAAGATGATTGGAACAAGCGTATGTTTGCGTAAGTCAACACAATCTGATGAGCCCTCTGCGTCTCTTTCAGAATTTTGTTCAAGAAACAGATATTGCTCTGTAAGAGCAACCGATACACCATCAGCTATTTTGCGAAGCATCCCCTGCGGGAGGAGGTGACGCATGTAGAGAGCCGCGACTGGGTGATATCGTAGTGCAAGTTGCACATCAGAAAGATACGTGGCAAAAACATCTGCTGGATGTAGAGCAGCCTCAAGCATAACATTGTCCAAAAGGGACGCTATGTGCCGGGGCTCATTCTCCATCGTCCAGCAAAGGATCTTGTCGATCGCTTCCCTCTTCAGTGCGCCTCGCCATCTGTTCTCTTCACAAATAAATCGTCGAGAGATGAAGGTGAGCTCATCAAAAGGTTTGAAAAGCACAGTCTTGTCGTCCTTTGAAGCCAGAGTGTAAGTCATTCCAAAGAGTTCCTTGTAAAGTTTCTGTCTGATTTCGAAGTTGTAGAAGTCAAGTGCAGAACGTTTGATAACGACAGTGATGTCGTCTCCGTTGTCTACCCAGTCAATGTTGGATGGGTCAACGGGCTTTCCTGCATTCTTACTCGCCTGGTAGAGTGTGGC